TCTGAATCGGATGTACCACCCGTGTAGTTAGCGGGGGTATACGTCCCGTGAAGCCTACTTGTCCTTCGATGAAGGATTGGAGTCTTCCGGGAATTCTTTGGAGCCGAATATCCTGATAACCGCTTGTATGGTCATCAAGACGAGCTCCAGCAAGAGCCGCCCAGTAGTAGGGATCATGGCGAACCTCCTCCCGATCGTCAGGCACCAGCCTGAGAAACGAGAATCGGTACAGTCCATGACCGACACTTTTGGGTAAAGCCACTTGCGCACGTCGCAGATAATCAGCGACGTGCGGGAATGCACACTTAACGCCTGAGTCGTCGGGGTAGTCTGGGGGCACTAGTTTTACTTTGCCCGTGCAGTACTCTACCTCAGCTGTCAAGAAATCAAGTGTGCCACCGATCTCATACTCACACCAGCGCATCAACAGACCGTTGATGTACTTGTAAAGTATGGCCTCGTAAGCTTTGCAGCTCACGGATGCCGCACCGCTCCTTGGTTGGAACGGTCGTACGTCCACCCCGTGGTAGTAATCACCACCACAGGACTCCCTAAAATGGCCCACGTGAAAAGTTTTATCAAGATTAATCACGAAGCCAAGCCTTTCAAAATGCATTACCACTTCATTATGCATACGGCACGAGTAAATCATATCGTCGCCATATACGGAAATGGTTCTGCGGTTGTAGCGGTCAAACAAAGTCGCTTCAACAGCTTTGAGAAGGGCAAGGAAGACCAACGTTTGCAACGGGAACGTATACCCTATGCCCATTGTGCAGAAAGTTTGACTCTCCACACAGGTGCCATCAGGTAATTCGACGAACCCAATCCTAGACCGATTCAGAATATCAAACCAATCAGGAGGGAACAATCGTTTTACAAGTGCAACGGTAATAGAATCCGATGCACTTGAAAGGTCAGCAGTCACATACAAACCATGTATGGACCCTTGACAAGCTAAGTACCGATGTCGCAATTGAAGCGACCGGATATCATAGCTTTCCCGTTTGAGTCTAATACGCAACATCTCGCCTAGACCATAGCTCGAATACGAGCCAATAGTGGTGTTCGGCATGATTGCGCGCAGAGATTTAAACGTTTTTGGGACTAGCGTCAGCCTCAGGGAATCCGTTACTTGGTACGTGTCCACTTTCGTGGAACTGCGTTTACGAGATGCCCAATATTCTTGGATCACCTCGTCTTGACCCATTTCTGAATCAAACCAAGCAATTTGTTCACAGGAACCGGAAATTGAAGGTTCCCAGCGCGCGGCTAAACTCGCCATACGCGCCGGTACTCCAACCGATGCCCGCCTTCCGAATCTGCAAAGAGAGCGATGTTCTTCATCGCTGTACACGCCGAGAACTTCGGCAATGTAACCAGCTGCTAACTTAAGTACACCTTGCGTAATTGCAGGCAAAGTGTCTAGAGATACGGCAGCTAGTCGAGTTTGAGTCGTCTTGAAATCAGTAATTGACTTCGTAACAAGCTCATCGTCGCTCCAGATATCCTTTCGGAACCTGTATCTTTTGAATAACGACGCCATTTGGTAAGTAGCTTTGAAAGTCGCTACATTCATTTGGTCATTCGTCGCAGGTATGGCCTCTCGAATCTGAGATATGACTCCAGTACGCAAAGCGCTCTGTAAGTCACAGCAAAACTCAGGATCGTTTAAGGTCACTCGGAAGTCCCTGATAAGGGACAATGCCACGTTTGTCATCATCCGGTCGACCGAAAGTTTCTTATCGGCCTTGGTACGTGGTTTAGATACCATTTCTGCCTCCAATGTATTTAGTGAGGTAGAGGAGCACGGCTCACGAAAGTGAACCGGCAGCCCAAAATGCCGCCACATCAGCATCAACCAACAGTTGTGCCCCGAGATTATTCAATTCGAGACACGCTGCAGCTGATAAAGATGGGTGGACTTCGCGTTCGATTCGGACAGTGTTAAAAACCACTTTTCCGGTCGACAGCACGACAGGTTGAACAAGACAAATGCTCTTCTTGTCTTTGCTGTAAACGCCGGTGCTTGAGTCGAGTGTCGGCTGCTTATATTTTGCAGTCACCATTCTCCTCGTCTGGTAGTCCGCATCAGCGGGCACTACCAGATGTACACCATTTTGAATGGTTACGCCATCATCAGCGAAAACCAGGGCAGTACCACCAGACGGTGTAACCGTGGCGGCGGAAAGTAAGGACATAGTTTTCAGTCCCATAGGATACCTCCTTTAACTTTGTAGTCAATGTTTCATAGCCGCCATTAAACCAAGTATCGGCTTCAATGACAACGACAATCCATCAACAGAGTGAAGCAATGACATCGTTTTCGACGTCACTGCAGGGAGCGAAGGTAGCGGTCTGGTACAGAATCGTCTAACCTGATCCTCAAATGTTGAAGAACCAGGCAGATTACCAAACAAGGTTTGATGTACGTCACCAGATACCAAGGGAAAGTACAGAGAACTAGCGGACTGTGTCCGGGTAGTCTGTTCCACCGTTGAATTCCAATGACCCAAGACGTTGATATCCGAGACCGGCGTTACCGCCGAAATCCAAGAGCCAACGTTCACAAACCAATCCGCTACAAACGAATAGGGGAGTATCTCCCAGAGGGTTGCAGGAAGATCCTTAGGGCGAGCCCCAAGAAAAGTCTGTAGTGCCTCCGTAGAAGTACGAGGTAACACCTCGTACACAACTCCGGCCGCCGCACGCTGTTTTAATGTTACATTAGCGTGTCCCACGATGCTGGCAGTAGACCACGTGCCAACACCAGCCACATTGAACTCCTTATTGGATTCACAAGTATGTTCAATCTGGTGTCTGGCTACTAAGCGCTGAAGCCGATAATCATTTCTGACCCTGTGTGCATGCTGGAATATCATATCAGCATCCATCAGGATCGGCTTCCAACCGTAGCGGTATTCAAGCCATGCATTTGCATTAGCTTTAGACACACTAGCAGTTGTTTTCCCAAGCCACCTTCGTCTTGCCTTAACCATACGGGTAAGGAGTTCTAAGGATGACTTGAAAGGTCTGCGAAGCATACCCACTGTCTTATCTAAATCAGACAGTAGTTCACCCCCAAGTATCGGCGCTGTTTTCAT